GGTCTTCGTCGCTTAATTTCTTCAATTCCTACCCCCTCGATATCTTCGTGACTGCTTCCACTTGATAATCTTACCTTCGTTATTATTGTTAAAATAATCTGGCAATCTTGCTGTTGGACTTTCTTTATAGACCACTTTTTCAACGACCTGGACTCCGGGCATCATTTCATCATCTATCCACCCAACAAGCCACGCAGGGTTTACATCATAGGTTTTAGCGATCATTTCGATTTGCTTAATGGACGGATATCCACCCCGTTCGTACAAATGAATTGTATTTTGGGAGACACCTGTCTCTTTCGCCATTTGTCCTACAGAGAGACATAAGTCCTCTCTAAGTTCTTTCAGTCTTAACTGCATCTTGCTCTCCACTTTCTAGTATTAGCTTTTATGAATGCCGCTTGCTCTTGCATCTGCTTCCATTCATAATCCATGATAATTTCAAGTTGATTGTTACAAAAGACTTTTAAGAAATCATTTTGAACTTCTAGCTTCTCAATATCCTTATAGGCCCTTTCATACAGTTCATCTTCCAGGAATCTAATACGCTCTGCCATTGCTTCTTGAATGATGATGTAAGTTGGTTTCTTGTACTTTGTCATTACAATCTTACCTTATCTCCAACTTTCTCCTACAATTCTTCCAACTCAAAATATTCTGTCAGCTCACTCTTCAATTCCTCTAGAGTTTCACATCGTTCAATTAAATCAGACACATCGTATTGTGTATCCACTTTGTTCAGAGTGTTTTCTGCTACTGCATCTGCCACCCATTTTGGATGTGTACCAGGGCGAGAAAATTGATCTTGTGGCAATAGCTCAAGCAATGCTTCATATCGTTCTTCTAGTGAAGTCAAGGCACCAAGCGTATCAATAAATGCAGTATCTGATTTTCTGTTTTTAAAAATTTCTGGGTAATTTTGTTCTGCAATTTCTGCATAGATGGCAGACCATTCTTCGTCTGAAAAATGTGATTTTTCAACTAGTGCACCGTATTCGATTTCTTTTCCATTGATTTTAGTTTTGTAATTCATAGTGTGACCTCATTTCCAATTTCTGTATTATTGTATTTATCTTCACTCACCACAAACACGTTACCATTGACCGTGATAGTGAATAGATTTCCGATTTTTCGTTTTTCTGTAACCTTGCCAGTTATCTGTGCCTTGCTATCAGCGTGATAAACTAGCAAGGGTTTATCTAGCTGACTGCGTTGCATAAATAGTAGGCAAGTTGTTAGTAAGGCATAGCCAATTAAGAAGCGTTTCATTCGGTTGCCTCCTTCTTTAATTTTACGGCAATTTCTAAGTAAAAATCTTGATCGGGTATCTGTAGCATCGCTGTATTGGTTTTACCGTCAGACTCAACGATAATTTTTCCGATTGCCAAAACTAAGTCTCCAATTGTGCTATTTAGCGTAAGGCTCATTCTGTTACCTCCTCAAAGCGCCCATCTATTTTTGGACTTATTTCTTTTGAAAATAGGATTCTTCTTTTCTTTTTTCTTCTGCTTGAGATAATCGCTATCTTTGTTAAAGATAATATCTTCATCTTCAATCAGTTCAGAAATGAAGTATCCAAATGGGTATCGTTCAGGTCGTTCCATCACTCCACCTCCTCAAAATAACTATGAAATTTACTTAAATTGACAATAGCGACCTCTTCGACAAAATGTTTTTCGATATCAAAGTCTGGATCATTTTTCCCAAACTCTTTCTTTATAGCTTTTTCAGCAAGTGAAGGCAAAGCGAATATACTTGCCCCATTTCTTAAAGCGAGCGCTTGACCGTGTTTGTTTACTACTCGATAACCTACATCAAACGGTCTGATTTTCGCAGGGATTTTTATGCGTTTGCTTTCAGTTTTTGTAGCTTGTTCAAGTGTTTGTACCATCACTCCACCTCATCGACTTCCAATCCCTCGCAATCAAACACCCATCCGAAGTTGGCTTCTTCTAGTTCTTTGCGGGTGTGTTTTGTTTTATAAAGTGAGTTTTCTTCCCGATCTGAGAAAAGCCATTTTTTCGAATGTTTTTCGCAGTTTAAAGTTTCGTGATTTCCACAAATCCCTTTCACCTTCACCACATACCGCTTCTCTTTCTCAACCTCGTAGCCGTCAAGCCATGCACGAGCGAATGTGTCTTGGTTATCTAAGTCTTCAAAGAGCCAACGAAAAACGCTTTTGTTTTTTGCTTCTTCAGAATGATACAATGCGTGAGCTAAAGTAATTTTCCTGACTTTGCAATACTCAATCCAATCAGCTGCAAACTGCGAAATCACTGGTTTATTCAATTCTTTCCGAACCTTATCAGCATCTTTCAATTGATTGCCAACCCATTCTCCCTCAAATTTACCTTGCTCGTAACCCTCACGATATTTCACTGAACCGTAGTCGTTACCTAATTCTTTAAGGATGTCATTAAGCCATCTAGTCTGTGTCGTTGGATCAAACCCTCTGATTCGACGAACGACATCTTTTAACTTGAACGGCAACGGTTCTGGTTCGTCTAAAGACCGTAAGTCTTTCAAAACCAAATCAACCGAGGTCATTTTTTTCTTGCTAGTTTTAAATTTTTCGTATCGTTCTATCAATTCTTGCTTATTCATCTTCGCTTCCTCCATAAATCAAATAAACTGCAATAACTAACTGAGACATGCTTGGCGCATAGCCAACCCAATCATCAAACTCCTTAGATTTTGACAACCAATCCTTGGTAGCTCCCAAATCATAGTCTGTAGGTTTTTCATCTGCGAAGATACAATCCATCACTCCTATAAACGTCATTCCATCTTCCGCCATTTCCCAGAAATAGTCCGCCCGGTCTTTCACTGCTTGCGGTAAATCTTGTTTGGGAGGCTTGGGTTTCCCGTCTTCTACCGACCAGCCGTATACTCCATTAACTTTTTTCTTTAATTCTTCCATCATCTTCTAACTCCTTTTTTCTTTACGCTGATTTTTGTACTAATTTCGTTTGTTTCATCCATTCCTTGGCTATGTCCCAGACTTCAGCTGGTACATCTTGGTTATACTTGCCACGAAATTGGGCTATCTTCCCCTGCCTTACTTCGAGTGTGTAAAGAGGTTTTTTAGGTTGATTTGACAGGCGGACAAACACTATTAAGGTATTACCTTTAAAATGCTTGTCTGTGTATGAGCTTACGCAATGATGTAGTTTCTTGCCCTCATAGATCAGCTCAGCCACTTTTCTAGGGACATGGAATGCGTATCCATTGATTGTCTTATCCATTCCTTCTCTAAGTTTAAACTCAGCTTCAAGTTGCTTGCGTTTCTTCTTATCTTCCAGTTTTTGTTTTTCTTCGACGAATTGATTGTATAATCCGACTGTGTGGTTATGCATGGCCGTGAAATCCTTTGGCACAAGCATAGCATCACCTTCAGGCTCAATGCCCATTTCTCGTAGCATCTTGAGATAGTCAAGGTATTCATTGAAGTCAATATGATTCTTGATAACCCAATTCTGAAACTTATTGATCCCGATACCTTTCGGTATATGCTTGATATCGTGGTAAGTCAGATAAGACTCAATGCCAGGCACTAGTTGGCCGTTCCGTTCTTTTAATCGACGGCTCAATTCAAATTCATTGAAACTACGATTCGAGTTCTTAAAGAATTGTTTGTTCTTTTGAAGCCATCTTCGGTTCAAGGTTCGCATATCTACATTTCTTGTAAATCCAATTCTGTAATCTGGATACATGATTTCGTTGGCTAATCTATAAGCATGAATTTTCTGAGCAAATTCAATTTCAAACTTATATTTGTAAAGCCGTTCAATTTCCCAGTAGTAAATATTCCCGAACTTCAAATATTTGAGTTCAGATACCTTTTTAAGTTTTTCAACCCAGTTGTTTGGATAGAATATATTACCTGTATAATATCCTCCGCTAAAGAAATTAGCGAAAAGATACGGATAAAATTGTCCGTTGTAATCTTGGCCAATCTTCACATGTTTGTCATTTTCGAATCGCTCCAAATTTGTAAAATGCCAATCGATAAATTGTTTTCCTTCAACCAACTTCGACCTGAATTCATAAGATTGTATTTCGATACGTTTCGAAGTGCTGAGAATGATAGAGAAAAAGTAAGTCTTGTCATAAAAACTGAGCCGTGACGACTTTGTCAGTCGCTTTTCAATACAATGACCAAGGTTCAAATCTGAAGCAATTATGGTCTTGTCCTTATTGGTCCATTTGTACGTTGTGATTTGCGAGTAGCACCAGCTCCAGAAATCTGCAGGTGGTTTCAATCGTCTATCTGCTTCTCGCTTGCATTGTTCATGTTTCATTCATCCAAGAAATCGAAAATGCTCATTTGCTTTTCGACTGCTCCTTTCTCTTTCTTAATTTTGACCGCATCAACTTTATTTTCAGGAGGATTTTTAGGCTTTTCTACCTTCTTCTTGACGGGCTCAACAGGCACCTGCTGGATGTTAGATACTTGTGAATTTGAGATAAAATATTCTCGAACCCATCTGAAGACAGTAGCATCATCGATACAAGCGACTCCGTTTTCAGCAAATTTACGAGCTTTTTCTTTAGCATGGCTTAAAGCACATTTCAGAGAGTATCGCTCTTTTAAGATTCCTTTAAATAATTCCTCATCCTCCTGATCGCATATCCAGTTATGAACACGGTCAAGTGCGGTATCATGTGGTTGATTTAATTCCTCCAGCGACTTAGCCAGAGCTTTTTCTTTAATATCATTCATATTATTTTCCAAAAAATACGACTGCCTCTGTGTGTGAGTTTGGCTAAATACGGGCAGTCGCTCGTCCAGGTCACACGACCAATTGACGCATATTCTAGCTCGCTTTTAACGTGGTTCTCGGCACGTTGATTTTGTCGCTAAGTAATAGCAATCTACAGCACCATAATCAAAACGTACATCGTCTTTTCCGATATATTTTTTGAATCTTGGTCTGGTAATGCCTGAGAAAGCCCATTGATGGTCTTTCATCCGTTCGATAAGCTCATCCACATTGTTAAAACTTCCAAGGAGAAACTTGCGGTGCCCGTTGTAGATGAAATAGAGTTTTAATAACAAGAGACACCGCCTTTCTAAAAATAATCTTTCCTTTTGTTTTTCAAGTCATTAAATACCATCAGATGATCATTGTCTACACCTTTCATCAACCGACTCATAAACGGCCGACCATATCGTTTCTGAATTTCTTGTGCAGTCAGATTAGTCGTGATAACCGTATTGGCCCTTTTGTTGAGAATGTTGTAAAGGATACCGAAGGACCACTCACTATCCTTCTCCATCCCAAGATCATCCAAGACCAAAAACTTTGCACTAGCAATTTTATTGACCAGGAACTCTTCCTGACTAAAGTCCGCCTTGATTTTCATCAGTAAGTCTGTGACATTGATAAAGATAGCAATTTCTTTTGTAGTCTCTGATAAATATTTCATCATCGCAAAGGCAAGATGGCTTTTACCCGTTCCAGCTTCTCCTTGAAAAACAACATTGTTTCTAGCCCCCTCAGTCCACTCACTACAAATCCTATTTGCAAAAGCTAGTTTTTCCGCTTCTTTTTCAGTCGGTGTGTCAAAGTTATCAAGAGTAGCATTTTTCAGTACATCATCATAGAGAGAGAATCTCTCAAGATAGAACTTACGTTCTCGTTCATGTTCAGCATCAGCCAACTCATTGACCTTTATTTGATTCTCTGCATGGAGCCGTTCCGATTCACATAAGCGACAAAGGACATCATTTGTCCGGAGGATTTTGATAAAGGGAATCCCATGCTTTTCGCAAATTTCAGCCTGCTGTTCAGTATTTCTATGGTAAGATAAGGCCATTTCCTCGAGTGCATCAGTTACCATGATACCTTACCCCCACAAGCTTTCCAGCTAGCCATATCTGACAGACACGCAGTAACGGTAGAAAGAGGTTGTTTTATAAGCAAAGATTTCTTTTCGTCACTGATCGGATAAAAGTCATCTTCAAATTGCTCGATAAGTTCTAAAATCCCCATTCGTCCTTAGCCCCCTGTTCTGATTTTTTTTCATTTTGTTGTCTTCCTTGAAGATGGGAGTTCTTGCTATCTTTATATTTTTGGTCATTATCATCTACCTGTTCAATCGTTGTGAAACCTTTCTTTTTCCAATTTTCAAGAATTCCTCTCAGATACTTGAAACTAGGTTGATAAACCTCAGAAGTTATCTCCACTGCACGGTTCAACATATCAAAACTCATTCCATCAAGTCCCACATAATCCAACAACTGTTGATGTTGTTTATCGTTAATTCGAATACCGCTATGTTTCAAATTTTCAGATAAGCTGGAACTAACCATCGTCTTATTATTTTCTTTCTCTATCTCTGTATCTATATCTTTCTCTATATCTATATCTCCGTTGCAAGTTGTTGCAATAGCGTTGCAATGCAACCCCCTCAACTCTCTATGTTTGCGACTTCTACGAGTGCTCGCTGTTTCGCTCCCAACCATCTCAGGAACCTGTTCTAAGAAATAATCCCTATCGTTTTTTCTAGTCAGCAATCCCTTACTCTCCAAAAAAATCAAAGTAATTTTAATATCTTCAACATTCTCATCAATGACGAGAGCGATTTCTTCAGCTAGATTATCAGCAAGTCCATCATAGTAGATGT